AACCTTTTGATCATCAAAAAACCACTGCTGAATTTTTATCAGCACACAAACGTGCATATTGTTTGAGTGAAGCAGGAACAGGTAAAACTTCTGCAGTTATATGGGCTGCAGATTATCTTATGAATTTAGGTAAGGTTAGGCGCATGCTTGTAGTATGTCCTTTATCTATTATGCAAGCGGCATGGCAATCAGACTTTTTTAAAACTGCTATGCATAGGTCTGTAGGTATTGCTCATGGCTCTGCAGAAAAAAGACGCAAAGTATTTGCAGAAAACACAGACGTAGTTATTATTAATTACGATGGTATAGAAATTGTAGAAAAAGAAATTAAATCTGGCGGTTTTGATTTAGTAGTTGTCGATGAGGCAAACTATGTCAAGACTGTCACGACACGTCGCTGGAAGTCATTAAATCGTGTGGTCACACCTGATACATGGTTATGGCTTATGACAGGAACACCCGCTGCTCAATCACCAGCTGACGCATATGGACTGGCTAGACTTGTGAACCCCGCATCCGTTCCTAAATATGCAGGAACATTTAAGGATATGGTAATGCAAAAAGTCAGCCAGTTCACCTGGGTGCCTAGATTTAATGCACAGGATATAGTATTTAAAACACTACAACCTGCTATAAGATATACAAAAGATGAATGTTTAGATTTACCTGATGTGTTATATACCACCCGAGAAGTTCCTTTAACTCCACAACAAGACAAGTATTATAAGAAGTTTAAAAAAGATAGATTCATGCAAGCGGGAGGAGAAGACATTACAGCAGTTACCGCAGGTGTAGTGTTAACAAAACTTTTACAGGTAAGTGCAGGAGCAGTATATTCTGATACAGGTGAAGTTATTGAGTTTGATATATCTAATCGCATGACAGCTTTAAAAGAAATTATAGATGAAGCAAGTCATAAAGTTATTGTATTTTGTCCTTTTCGTCACAGTATAGAAAAAATACTTACCGAGTTACACAAAGATAAAATTACATGTGCTGCTATACATGGTGATGTATCTATGAATAATCGTTCTGAAATATTTAAAAACTTTCAAGAAAAGAAAGACCCACAAGTATTAGTTATCCAACCGCAAGCTGCTTCGCATGGCGTTACACTCCACGCAGCTAACGTAGTCGTATTTTGGTCACCTGTTATGTCAGTTGAAACATACATACAATGTTGTGCTCGTATGGATAGAGCTGGACAAAAAAATAAGATGACCGTAGTGCACTTACAAGGCTCTCCTGTTGAACAAAAAATTTATAAAATGTTGCAAAATAAAATTGATAACCACGTTAAATTAGTTGATCTATACAAAGAGGAGTTTGAAAATGCCGTATAAAAACTTTAAAGATAGAAAAGAATATCAAGCTTTTTATCGCGAAACTAATAAAGAAAAATTAAAAGAGTGGCACAAAAATTGGTATGAAAAAAATAAAGAAAAAGTTAAAGCTAAATTAAAAGAGTTTAATTTAAAATATCCTGGAAGAATTTCTGAAAACCGTAAAAAGTGGGCAGATAACAATGTTGAAAAACGTCTTTTAAAAGGCGCAAAGGGACGATCAAAACGAGACGGTATTTATTTTAAATTACAATTTGAAGATATTATAGTGCCTGTTAAGTGCCCAATATTAGGTATAAAAATAAAAACTAACAATAGAAAAGTGCCAAAATATAATTCTCCTTCTTTAGACAGGATAAATAATAATAGAGGATACACTAAAAACAATATTCAAGTCATAAGCTATAGAGCAAACACTATGAAAGGCGATGCTACTCCAAAAGAATTATTACAGTTTGCTTATTGGGTAATACTTACCTATGGACATTTAATTACAAAAGAAATTAGTTGACATTGTAAATAGTTATGTTATACTGTTATCCTTAATTATTGAAAGGAGAGAACGTGGAATTAGATGATAATAAGATAGAAAAGATGATGCAAGCTTCTGTCAATATGCGGGATAAAATTGAAGAGTTAGAAAAACAAATCACAGATATTAAAGTACAAAAAGATAAAGTTGATCTTGCTCTTAATGAAGCATGTAGAACATTAAATGTAACTAGTTTAAAGACAAGTGTAGGCACATTATCTAGGACACTTAAAACAAGATACTGGTCAAGTGATTGGCCTAGCATGTATGAGTTTATTTTAGAAAATAAATTGCCTGAGTTTTTTGAAAAAAGATTAGTGCAATCAGCTATAAAAGAATACTTGGAGCAAAACCCTGATAAACAACCACCAGGATTACAAGCAACAAGTGAATATACAGTAAGAATAACTAAAAGTAGAGATAATAAGGAGAATGTATGAGCACAGATATAGATGTATTTAGTAGCACCGCAGTATCAACACATACCCGTCGTGATGATGGATTTACTGCAAACATTACAGGTAGTTCATCTACTGCTAAACGTATTTCAATACGAGGTGGTAAATTTAGATTAATGGTTAATGGCAAAGAGATTGAAAAATCTAATCAAGATGCACTTGATGTAGTTATTGTAAACGCTTCACCACATGTGCATAGAATGTATTTTTCTAAGCCATATATTCCTGGCGAGAAAATGCCGCCACCAACCTGTTGGACATCTGATAGCCAAAAACCTGATGAAGCAGTAGTAGAGAAACAAGCTGAAACATGTTTAGCATGCCCTCAAAATATTAAGGGTTCAGGTGCTAATGGCACAAAAGCATGTCGCTTTAGTAGACGTATTGCTGTAGTTCGTGCTGATGATATGAGTGGTGATGTGTATCAAATGACTTTACCTGCTCAATCAATTTTTGGTAATGGTACAAAAGATAGAAAACCTTTACATGAATATACAGATTATGTTCGTGCTAATGGTCAAAACTTAATGTCTGTTGTATCTCGTGTTTCGTTTGATGAAGACTCATCAAGCACTAAAATTGGGTTTAAACCTATTCGTGTATTGAATGATGATGAGTATGCACTATGTTCCACAAAGTCAACTTCAGAAGAAGCTAAACGAGCTATTACGTTATCAGTTAATCTAAACAAAGAGGAAGATGGTGAAGAATTTGAACAAAGAAAACAACAACCCATTCAACGTCCTGAACCTTTAAAAGTAATAGATGATATTCCTGAACCTACTGTTCGTGTAGCAGAAAAACCTGTAGCACCACCACCTCCAAAACCAGCAACACCAAAAATTGATCAAGGTGATGTTAGTTTAGACGATTTAGTATCAGATTGGACATAACATGCGGGGCTATTCACAAAACATAATTGAAAATAATAAAAAAGCTAAAGAGTCAACAGGCACATTATTGGGGCAATTATGCATATCATTAAAATACCCCGTGAGTCAAGTAGCAAAAGAACTTAACGTATCAAGGCAAACAGTGTATGATTGGTTCTCTGGTATTACAAAACCATCAAAACATATAGAGCCAAAAATAGTAGAGTTAATTGCTAAAATAAAACTCAATTAAGTATATTGGGGCTGTAACAAGCCCCACCCTAGTTTAGTAGCACAACATATTTCGAGAGAATAATGCAAACAAAAGAATTTTTACAAAGTGTATGGCCTGACGATGGATACTATTGTATCTGTGGTAAAGACCAAAAAAATATAGTTACACCTAAATTTGTAAATTCTATTGATGAAGCAGTAACAATATCAAATAAATTTTTAGACGATAAACAAGATGTATATTTTGCTTGCTCATCATGGATAGAACCTACAGAACGTAAAGGTGTTAACGCTAAAGAACAACGTATTTTTTGGTTAGATATTGATTGTGGCTTTGATACAAAGAAACGTAAATGGAAAGATTACGAAACCAAAGACGATGCTCTTGTAGCCCTACGAGAATTTACAGATAAGACAGGTTTACCTGCACCCACTATAGTAGATTCAGGTAATGGTGTGCATTGTTATTGGCCTTTAACTGAACCTGTAGATAAAGCTATATGGAAACCTGTAGCTGAAGGTCTTAAATTCTTATGTGTTAAACATGGTTTAAAAGCTGATGGTGCTTGCACTGCTGACATGTCACGCATATTAAGAATACCAGGCACAAAGAATTTTAAAGATGTATCTAATCCTGTAGAAGTAGCAGTTCTTAATGAAGGAACACCAACACCTTTTGATGAACTAGCTAGACTTATTCCTATTCATTTAACAGATAAGCCACGTGCTAAACGTCCATTAGATGAAGCTACTAAAGCTATATTAGGAAACAACTCATCTAAGTTTAGAAAGATACTTGAACGTTGCAGTAAAGATGACGGATGCCCACAGCTTACTTACATTGTAACTAAACAAGCTTCTATTGAAGAACCTCTATGGAGGTCAGGATTATCTATCGCTGCTTATTGTGAGGATGCAGAAGCAGCTATTCATAACATATCTAAACGTCACCCTGATTATGATTATGCTAAAACAGAAGCTAAAGCTAGTGCTATTCCAGGCCCTCATACATGTAAACAGTTTGAGAGTTTACGTCCTTCAGGTTGTGATACTTGTAAACATAAAGGTAAGATTACTTCTCCTATAGAACTAGGTCGTGTTATTTTACGAGCTAAGGGCGCAGATAATGTTATACAAGCAAAGTCTGAAGCTTTAGGTGAAACAGTTACTTATCATGTGCCTGACTATCCTTTTCCTTACTTTAGAGGTAAAAATGGTGGAGTTTATAGAACCATAGAAGGTGAAGATGAAGAAGGTATATTAATTTACGATTATGATTTTTATTTAGTAGAAATCTTAAATGATAAAGACGCATCTGGTTTTTGTGCATGGTTTAAAATTCATCTACCACAAGATGGCGTTCAAGAATTTATTGCACCACTTACACAGTTATTATCACGTGATGAAGCACGTAAGATTTTAGTTGCAAAAGGTATTGTTAGAAATGGTAAGAAGTTAGATAACGTTATTGAATACATCATGGCTGTTGTAGATGCTCAACAAAAACAAAAACCATCTACCACTATGTATAAACAATATGGTTGGACACCCGATCACAAAAAGATACTTATAGGTAATAGAGAAATCAGTGCATTTGGTATTAAGTTTGTTCCTGTATCTGATGACTTAAAAGATGTTAATCCAGCTTTAACTAAAAAAGGTTCTTATGATTTATGGAAAAAAGCCATAACTGTATATGAACGACCAGGTATGGAGTTACGTGCATTTGGTTTCTTCTGTGCATTTGGTTCACTTCTCATGCCTTTCTTTAAATCAAAAGAAAAGTCAGCAGTTATAAACTTATATAATCCTGAGTCAGGTCAAGGTAAATCAACCATACTACAAGCCATGACTAGCGTATATGGTAATCCTGAAATGAATGCTAATCTTATTCAAGTATGGGGTGACACAGGTAATGCTGTTATTAATCGTATGGGTTATATGAATAACTTACCTTCTGCAGTAGATGAATTTACAAAAGTAAATGCCGATCAGTTACATGAGTTCTTAAAGTTCATGGCTACAGGTCGTGGTAAAAATCGTATGGATAGCAGCGGAAAAAACAAAGAGAGACATAATGACACTGTATTTAATCTTATTAGCGTTGTTTCTTCTAACACAGATTTTAGGACAGTAGTCTTTTCAGAAAATGCTAAGGCATCTGGTGAGATGGCTCGTTTCTTACAAATCCGTATTGATGAAGATAAAACACTTACTAAAGAGCAAGCAGACGAATATTTTGAATTACTATTTGATAACTTTGGTCATGCAGGAGAAATCTATGCTCAATGGCTTATTGCTAATTTAGAAGTAGTTCGAGTTAAGTTAAAAGAAACACAAGTAGCTATAGATAAAGCTTGGAATATTACAGGTAAAGAACGTAAGTATTCTGCTACATTAGCAGCGGTATTTTTAGGGGCTAAGATTGCTCGTGAATTAGGTATTCACAATATTGATCCTGTTCCTGTGCAAGAAGCTGTTCGTAAAGCATTACAGGACTCTAGAATAGAAATTAAAGAAAGAGATTTTGATGCTATGGAAACCTTAACTACTTTCTTACACGAGAACTTAAAGAACACTTTAGTAATCAATAGCAAAGTAGATTCTCGTTCTAATTTACAAGAAGCTCCATTATTAAAACCTGTTAATGAGTTACGTGTTAGAATTGAGCCCGATACAAACACTATTTTTATAGGTCTTGATACTATGCGAGTCTATTTAAAATCATTAGGTAAGATTGAGTTAGATGATTTTATTAAAAAATTAAAAGAATCTAATGTATTGCATAGACGTTCAGGAGACTTAAAAGTGTTACACAAAGGATTAGATATTAGCGGTTCAGGCAAGAGATGTTTATGGATTGATAACTCATCTTTTGATGAAATTAAGACAAACAATTTACCATTGGATATACCACGAAGTGTTAACTAACGGCGTAGATTATCAAATTAAATGGCCTGACTTCAAACCAGGCACTAGCTTTTTTATACCTGCAGTAGATACTAAATCTGCCATAGCAGCTATTAAACGAGAAAGTGATAGATTAGAGTTTGAGTTTGTCCACAAAGTTGTAGTGGAAGACGGTATTATGGGTGTTCGTATTTGGCGTCTGTAATTAGTTGCCGTATTCTTCTTGAAGTTTAGCTAACTTCTTACGATCAAAATGAACACCATAAACGCTTTGACCTAAGGCTTGGTCTCTAGCTTTCATTGATCTATTAACTGTAGACTGTTTAATTACGTATCCTGGCTCAGGATTAGCTTCATTGAAACGTGCTATCTTTTCATATATTCTAGCTTGAGCATCAGTATCACCATTAGTTCTAGCTAAATACATAGCATCTAATAAGCCATCACGTCTGTCCATAAGCTTTTTATCTGCTTGTTTCATAGCCCCTGCTTTAGCATAAGCTTCTGATACGTTTGCAGGTGTAAATCCAAATATCTGCATGAATTGATTATACCCACTAACATCATCAACTAAAGAAGCACCATTAGGGTTTTTAGCACCTTCCGTTGCAAAACGCATAGCTTTTAGTGGATTCTTAACAAATGATGGCATCATCTTTTCTAGACCACGTTCGTATTGACCATTAGCCATCATAGCAGGGCCATCTTGTAATACCATCTTACCTGTGCTAAATGTAGGTCCTAAGAAATGTTCTATGAAGTATGATGTATAACCTACTTCAGCAAGACGTTTAGGATCATCTCTCCAAATCATTCCATTAAAGCCTGTACGTGATGCAATATCAACACCAAACAATAAGTTTGTTGGACCTTTATAACCTAACATACCAAACGATTCACGAATCTCTTCATCAAAATCATACGGTTCATCGTCATCAGAACATAAAATGTTAGCTAAAACTTGTAGCGCACCGTATAGAGGAACCCCTTGTAAACCTGCTAATAGATAAGTCATACCATATATACCTATAATTTGACGTCTAGCTACTTTTTTCTCCATAGGATTTAAGCCATTCTTTGCAGCATTAAACAAGGTATATAAATTAAATATCTGAGCCATAGCAAAGCGTTTAAATATAAGAGCTACTTTAGGAAGACCTGCTTGTAAATATCTAGCACCAGCTTCAGGAACTGCTTCACTATGTATTTTAGATGTAAAACGTATTGCATGATCAATAGCTGCATTGGGGTCCATACCACTACGTTTAGCTAAATTATATGCAGCAACTAATGTAACTTCTCGGTTAAAACGTTCAGTACCTTCAAAAACATAACCTAAAGTAGTATTCATTTTATGACTAAAGTCACTGTATTTATCTGATGCAGTCTTTCTAATATCAGCTAAGTCACGACCGATACTATACTGAATTACACCCATCTTAATCGCTTGTTCATGTAATGCTTTTAAATCATCTGGTAAGTTAGGATTTTCACCAAATGTTCTAATAGGTAAGAATTCACGTGATTTGTCTTTACCACCTTTAAAGAATAAACTTCTAGCTTCGTTTAGTGCATCAAACGCTTTACCATATTCATACTGACCTGTTACAGGGTTTATAGCTAGTTGAGGTAAAACTACAGTAGGTAAAATAGTTAAGTTAACTAGTGCTGAAGATATATTACCTGCAATACTCCAGAAGAAGTTTACGTTGCTTGCACCATATACCCATGAGGATGCTACAGGGTTACTAAAAAAGTCTCTACGTTTACTTATCTCACCCATAACACTAGCAGCAACATCTGTAGATGCATTTCTAGCTTCTGTTTCAATATTAGAGTAAGCTTTATCAATAGCCGCGCCATGTTGTAAATTAGATATTTGTGTTGCCATTTTAGGCGCTACTGTTGCATATCCTTGAACAACATCACCTGTATAACCTAATATACCCGCACGTTCTCTAAATTGTTGTCTAATAGATTCTGCTGGAAAGAGAGAAATATAAGTTTGATAGGCTCTATCAATAACTCCTGAGTCTACTTTACTTTCTTCTAGTATTTTAACAATATCTGACATAAAACCTACAGGAGGCGCAGACTTTCTTGTAATCTGATCAACACGACTAAATGCACGTAAATCTTTAGCTCCTTTTTTCTGTAAGTCTTCAAACATCATTTTTTGTTGTCTAGGATTATCATAGGCTAAAGATACAGTTTCATTGTTATTGTCGGTAAACTGAATCCAATAATTACCTTGACGTAGTAGTGGTAAATAAAATGGTAATTTTTTATCTTCAAACTTTGCTCTTATGGCTTTAGCTCTAGGAGTTGTTTCATCATCACCCACTAAAAACTTAATTAACTGATCTCTATAATCTTCATATGATTTAACAATATCAAGACCTGCCTGTTGCAAGTCCTCAGGTAGTGCATACCATGATTGCACTAAAGGTAAGCTTCGATTAGCAGGTACTCTCGGATCAATATTTAAACGAGATAACTCATGTGCCACTAAGTTAAATTGTTTAACAACGCCAGGGGATTTACCCTTTAAAGCTTTAAGAGCTTTGTTAGCTACGTGATCTATTTTGTCTTTTAATATTCTATGAGTATTATTACGTAGTTTTAATACAGTATCTAATGTTTTAATAGAAGGCATAATATTGCCATATAACTCATGCATATCGCCAAGTGATGTAAAGCCTAAGAATATGCCACGAGCAAATGCAGGTAACTTAGATATAAAATCTTTACCTTTGTTAACGATACCATCATCGAATGTAGGTAGTTGTGCATATGTAAGGCCAGGTGAATTCATCAAATCAATTGATGCTGCAGTATCACTTGCAGGCATTGTCATAGAGTAATGACTTGTAGGCTCCATAGCTAAATCAGCGGCAACCTTGGCAGCTGCTGTAAGTTCTACATTAGGACCTTTAAATAAAGGTGAAGATAAATCAAACACATCAGCAAGTAAAGATTCTGCTGCTTTAGGTACACCAAGCATGTCTTTAATAGCACTAAATAAATCATTAAATAACGAAGTTAACTTACTTCTTAATCCGGGCTTAGCTCCAATTATAGATGGTTGATTAGCTAAGAAGTTTTGAAACTCAGGATTAGTAAATGTTTCTGCAATAAATTCATATACGTTTTCAAGACCATAACGTTTACTTTTTACATCAGCAGCTTCTTGAGCCGCGTTGTAAATGCGCATAATTTTCTTACCTAATGGTGTAACGCCCACGCCGTTAATTATGTTGTTTTTAAGAACTTTTACAGTAGCAGCGTGTACAACTTCATGTAACAAAGTATTAACAGTGCTACTTTGATATAGCTTAACAATGTTTGTTTTTTCGTCATATTCACCACCATAGATAGGTTCGGTTTCATAGAATACATCAGACTCGCCAATTACACGACCACTAGCATCTTTAATAGGAGTTGTTTTAGGAACTTGACGTTCGCCTACAATTGCTCTTATTTCTTCAAAACGTTGTAGTTTATTACCACGTCTTGAGTCTGGGTGTTTAAATACACCAAAATTCATTTCTGCAATACCAGGTATTTTTAATAATGCGTTAACTAGTATTTTTTGTGGGATGTTTAAACCAGGAAAGTTTTTACTTTTCTTTTGTTTGAGTAAACGTTTTAATGCTTGACCTACAGTTTTATCTTCACCAAATTGTTTTTGGAATGCAGATAATTCAATATCTTTAGGTAAGACTGTAGATTCAAAAGCGCCTTCTTGTTCCATACGTGCTTCTTTAGCTTTACGTTCAATTTGAGATTCAGAAGCATTTATGCGTTTATTAGCTATATCTTCTGCTCTAATGCGTCTGGATACTTCTAGTTCTTTGGAGGCTCTATAACTGTTAAGGACTTGATCTGCAGTTTCTTGATTAAGAGCATTATATCTTTTGTATTCTCTAACTTGTTTTTTAAGGTTTTTAGGTAATTGATTGTATGATACAGATGGACTTAAGTTATTCCATGTATCTTCTATAGGTTCATTACTAATTGCTACTTGTGCAGCACCTTGAGCTTGTTGTCTTTGTTTTTTAGTAGTAGCTTGTTCTGCAATAATATCAGCTTGTTCCGCTTTAGCTTTTTTAGCACCTTCTTCTGCTAATGTTTTATCAACATAAGATTGATCTATATTTAAACTAGCAGCAATTTCTTCTGGTTTAAATCCTTGTGATCTTAAATTAATTATATCTTTTAGTGGTGTTGCGACACCTTGCTCTCCTCTAGCAGCTGCTCCAGTATCAGTTGTACCGAAAGCCATTGTATCTCCGAGAGGTTCTCCAGCCCCTTTGGTAACTCTTGCCTGCTGTCGTACAGATACAGCATCGCTTGTTCCAGTTCCTGTGGATTCAAGTCCTTGAGTTGTGGTTCCATCTTCAGTCCTTTCTTTAGGAGTTATTTCGGTTTCAATATTTTTAAGTTGATTCATAAATGATTCAACTTCTTTTGCTTTTTCTGTTTTAGGACCATACTTTTCAAAGTGATCTTGTAAACGTCTTTGTATAATTTTATTTTGATTTAAATCATATGCATCAAGACCTATTAAAGAATCATGAATACCAAACTGTTTATTTCGTTTGTCTTTACCAGCAGTAGGGCCTATGCCTAAATCTTTAGTAAGTATTTCAGGAGTAATAACTAATGATTTAGCAGGTTCTTGAGGTGGAGCATTATCAGCAAATAAGTCACCTTGTGCAGATGTTATAGGTGAAGATAAAGGTAAAACATCTTGTTCTGTATATACTTTAGGTTCTAGTGTTTCTTGTGTAGGAGTAATAGGCGCTGCTGTAGCACCTGGTCCTGCAAACAAATCACCTTGAGCTGTAGCTTGTTGTTGAGCTTCTTTAGCTTGTTCTATAGATGATGCTAAAGGTAATACATCTTGTTTAGTATATTGTTGGTAATACTTAGATTGTTCTTGTTGTTGTTTTAGAGCTTCTAAATCTTTTCTAGTTTGTTCTTCTTCCTGTGCTCTTGCAGATTGTCTGTAGTCAGCTGCACCTGATATAGAACCAAACGCACCACCGGCTACGGCTCCTCTAACTGCTGACTCCATAACTCTGTCCCAGTCTTCGCTATCAAATATTTGAGGATTACCTGCTACAAACTTTTCTGCTGACTCACTGATTAATTCTTGTGCACCTTCAGTTACACCTTCATAACCCATACCTTTTAACATTTCTTTAGAGAAAGAACGAAGTAGAGATTTATCAGCGCCTGACTTTTCTAATACTTTTTCAACAACACCTACTTTAGCTGCAGGAGTTAACTTATTTAATATTGTGGCTGGTAATACAGAATCGAGTGCTGCTGAACCTGCACCCCATAATAATGATACGCCTGGTCTTAATTCACCAGTTTGATTGTAAATATTTTCAAATACTTCAGGTGCATTTTGAGCATAAGAACCTAAAGCCAAACCTATGTTTTGACCTAAAGCAGTTTTAGATGTAATTTGTTTACCTGCTTCTTTAGCTGCTTCACCAGTTAATGCTTCTAATCCAGATAAACCAGTATTTTTAGCAGCAGTTTCTGCGGCGGCAACTGCACCTCGTCTAGCAATAGCACCACCTATACCACCAGGTACCAACGAAGTTAACAAATTAGGAAGTTGTTCACCTAATGTCTCAACAAAATAAGTTCCTGCTGATCCTAAATCTTTAACGTCTTTATATGATTCTACTTCAGGTCTATATCGTGCTGCTATTTCTCGCTGTGTTTCAGCGGCTTCTTCCATTTGACGTTTAGCGTACTCGTCAAAGCCTAAAGCACTAGCGCCCATAGCAGGAATAACATCGCCAAAGGCGGAACTTAGTTGCTTACCACCACGAACAAGAGCTTTTTTAAATGCTTCACCTGTAGTGTAATCAGGTGTTATAGGTTCTGTAGATTCAACAGGTTTAGATTCTTGTTGTAGTTCTTGTTGAACTAATGATTGAGCTTCTTCAGGCGAGGTACCTTCAGGCACTTCAAACCTTGCGATTCTGCCATCGGGCATTTGAAATCTAGCAATAGGCATTTTAGAAGGTTATTCGAATCCTAAGAATTTAGCGCGCTTAGTAGTAACAGGAGAGCCTGATACATCAGAAACTCCTGGTCGTCTAATAGCTTCTTTTTCTAATTTTAATCTTGCATCTTTCATTCGATCTAGGTAAGCACTAAAGTTTTTAGATTCACGTTTGTTTGCGTTACCACCTAAATCTTCTAAAATAAGTTTTTCTTCTTTAGGCATCTT